CCATGCCAGCCGACCCGGTGAACCACATCTGGGAGTTGGGTACGGCAGACATGGTGGGCAGCGACGCACCGACCGACTCAGCGGACAGGATCATGGCTTCGTCGTAGATCAGGCAGTTGCAGGTGAATCCACGTGCAGAACCTCTCGACCGCGCTAGAAAGCGCAACCTCGGGGATATCGACGTGCGTACGCGTTTACGACCGGCACCGAAGATAAGCGTGGGAGCTGCAAGAAGCTGGATCTGCTCTTCACCGTGGGAGAATCTGGGCTTGCCCTTCATTCTCCGCGACAGCGCTGGGTAGTTCTCGATTGTCTGGATGACGCGGAGAAAGTGCTCCTGGGCGGTCTTCAGCTCGTGAGCCGTGTGAATTATCAGCTTCTCGCCCAGCAGGTACATGCCCGCGAGTTCCCTGACTTCGAGAATCGTTCCCTTGCCATTCTGCCGGGAGATAATCAGCGTGTTCTCGAAGCTGGACCATTTCCCGTCAGGCTTGGTTCCGCAGGCTTGCTGAATTGACCATTTCTGCCAGGGGTCCAGATCGTAGCCGAATCCCTGAGCCCAGTCCAGTATCTCTGTGGAGGTGTAGTCGCCGCAGCCTATTCCCCGGTAGCCGTCAGTGGTGACAGCGCAGACAGGACAGTCCGGTACTTCTTTATCGTGGCGGGGAGGGGCAGTCCACAACCGTGGCATCTGATTGCCGAATATTTCGGCGTCATAATCGACAACGGTTGAGGACATGCCCCAATTTTAATGGTAAAGCTCTTTCTTGGGAATCCACCGGCAAGTCTCGACATCCCAGAAGTAATGTGCGAGCCATTCCATGCGGTTGTGGTCGATCCTGGCACTGCCTGCCCGCTGGTAACCGTTTTCCACACTGTCGATGACGCCGCCGTTTATTTTCTGTCCCTGGTAGTACAGGTGCCAGTAGAATTCGTCAGGGTCGGCGTCGTCATTTATCTGCACAACTACGATCTGGTAATCAGACCTCTTGAGTTCTTTCCATTCCGGCACTACTTTGACTCCCTCCGGCATAGCAGGGTCACCTCACTGCACCGCTCTGGCCCGAGCTGCTTCACTTCTTTGTAACTGTGGTAGTGCAGCCAGGATTCGAAGGCATCGGGGCATTCTACTAGGAGCACGCCGATTATCTCCACGTACCAGCCGTCTGGCCGGGTATCGAATTCCCAGCCGAAGTCTTTTCTAGGGGCACGGGGTTTATACAAGCGCCTTTTCCGTACTTCGACCGCTTCCGCCGTACGGTTCAACTTATCAGCAAGTACACGGTCGGGCAGCTCAGGATTGTCGCGGAGGATCTGGTCCTCTTCTTCAGTCCACGGTCTCCTGATAAAAAACATTAGCCCGCCTCCAGCTTCCGAGGATTCGTGGCGCATTGGTGAAAGGGTCGTACTTAGCGGGAATGTACCCGAGCAGGTGCGCGGTAAGTACGGCCCATGTTGCGATAACTGCCGGGCCTGCGACAGGGTGTTTCGACGCCTCGCGGAATGCCTCGCTCATAGTCCTGGAATCTAGTAGTTCCGCTGCGACTACGACCGCTCCTACCGCCAGCCAGCCCGTCGCGCCGGGAGACAATCTCTTCATGCCTCTATCCCGTGTTTCTTCAATTGCGACCTGGCGTTCAGGACACTCCGCCTGCCGTTTTTCGGAGTCATTGAAGTCGTAACCCGGAGTACTCCTTCCGGGTCAAACCACTTCATGTGCCCGCTCCCTGCTATAAGTAGTACCCAGCCGAGAGCTTCCGCGATACGGGCTTCTTGTTTAAGACCTTTCGGCAGCTTCCTCATTGCTGGTGCTCTCGCAGTGCTTCGAGCATTACGTACTCTTCACCGTCGCTTACCGCCTTGCTCCACGCAGCTATCGCGTCAGCCACGTCGTGTCCGGCGTACAGTTTCCTGTAACTGCCTTCCAGAGCTACGCCTTTATCGGCATCTACGCGGTACCAGTACTTCATTTCTGTGCCTGTGACTTCCGTGCTGCCCAGCCTAGGAGAAAACGCATCTGCTCCAGGGTTATTTCCTTAGTGTTGGCTATCTGCTTCATGACGCCGATCTTTACCCCGTCCGGGTACGGTGACAGCGCGGCCAGGGCCAGGGCTGACTTCAGGTTCATCTTGATCTTGACGTAGCCGGTCAACTGAGAAGCATGATGCTTCAGGTAGTCGTAGCCGAACTCGTTAACACCCACGGTTAAAACTCCTTAGTCCAGTTCCCCGTCCATCATAAGCAGTCTCTCCCGCCGCTTGCGCTTCTTTTCAGTTTCGTCGTCCTCAGGTTCTGGGGGGAACTGGTCCTTCAGCTGTACCAGCATCTGCCGTAGTTCCTTGAGCAGCGGGGCCACATCGCGGTCGGACACCTCGCCCCGGTCGATCGCTTTGGCGATGTAGATCATCGTCTTGGCCAGCGTACGCTCAGACGCTTCGTCAGGCAGGTCTTTGAGGTCTTCGAGGACACCTGTATGCACATCGCCTACTTCAGGCTCGTCGTGCTCCGCTACAGCTCCGTCCAGCTCGCACAGGACCGTTCCCCGGCGGACGTACCAGATCCGCTGCCCGGCCTCGATCACGGTGTGGCACTGGGCACACGAAGACTTCCGGTTAGACTCCTCGATCCACCGGCCCATCACACCACATTCCGGTAGGAGTTGCCTCGCAGGATCTGCCTGACCGAAGACTTGCTGATTATGCCTAGTTCTTGGGAGATCCGCTGCTGGCCCCAGCCCTGGGCATGCCACGCGCGTACCTGCCGGATCTGGTCATCGGTGAGCTTCCGGTCCTTGCGGATGACATCAGGAGCCCCGTTGACGATCGACCGGACAGTGTTCGTGTGGATTTCGTACTCTTGTGCTAGCTGAGCGAAGGAGAACCCGAACTCTGCGAACAGGCGGATCATCTCTTCCTGCTCAGGGGGCATCTTGGTCCTGTACAAGCTAGTCTCCTTCGAAGTGGGCCTTGAGCAGGAGGTACAGCTCGAAAGCATAATCCTCGGGCATAACAATCGGCACCTGAGAATCATTCCTGCGGATCAGCATCGTAGGCGGCGGCGGGGGCGGAGCTGGCCGGAACTCCAGGGTGAACAGCGGGGTCTCGTCAGCCACGGTGCCTCCTACTCGGTTGTACTGATAGTTTACCCGCGCGGGAGGAATATGCTCTAGGCTGGCGATGTTGGGAGGAAGTATGACACCTAAAGAGATCGCGGAGTACGCAGACGCGCTGTGGCATGAGTTCAAGACACTGCGGTTCACCGACACGGTTGCTGCTGAGTTCGTCAAAGTAGCTCTGCGTGAGAAGCTTCGGCAGGAAGGGAACCGGCGGGCGCTGTGAGCAACGTAGACCACCCGGCCCACTACGGCGGCGCGGACAACCCGTACGAAGTCATCAAGGTAGCGGAGGCGTGGGGCTTCGACCAGGACGCTTACCTGTTCCAGGTGCTCAAGTACATCGGCCGACCGGGCAAGGGCAACTACCTGGAAGACCTGAAGAAAGCCCGGTGGTTCCTGGACCGGAAGATCGCACGCATGGAGGGGACACAGAGCAGTACCCTGGTCGAAGACATGAAGCTGGACGTGAACGGTGTAGAATACCGTAATACCCGGCCAGACGGCGTAGGCACAATGGATCATCAAGGGCTCCACTGGGTACTAGATAACGACGGCTCCTGGTGGGTAGCATCTCGCAACGGCAGCAGCTGGTACAAAAAAGACCAGAGCCGTGTACCAGATTCTGTAATCGTAAAGATGGGAATAGCCTGATGTGGGATGCTGACTACGAGCGCTACCAGGAAGAACTTAAAGAAGAGTACAAGGCTCAGTTCGTCACTAAGAACTCCGGTGAGAAAGCCTTCCACAGCGACGGCGTACAGCGCGACACCGACAAGGGCAAGACTAAGTACACGCTGATGTTCCCTCTCGGCGTTCCGATGAAAGAACAGCTTATCGTCCGGGTCGCGGAGCTGTACACACGCGGTGGTGAAAGCTACGGGGACAGGAACTGGGAAGACTCCAGCGCGGGCGACACTCTCACTCACCACCAGGACGCGCTCTGGCGTCACTTCATGAACTTCTACTTCGCTATCGAGGACGGAGAAGACCATGCGGCGGCAATCGTCTGGAATATCAACGCCGTGGAGATGACGCGCCGGAACCTGGACAAGGACATGACTACGCTAACCCCGCCAGTTATCTCTCCGGTACCCCAGATTCAGCCGCCTGGGTGGCTTCCTCCTTCCTGGGTTCCGTCTGGCTATAACTGGACGCCTATTCCTCCCGTGACAACATCTTCGGGCGGGACAACATCTCTTCCTCTTACCCTGGTCAATGCCGTCTCCAGCGGGTTCATGAAGGCAACTGATATCCCTTGGGCAGAGGACGACCGGCTTACCGAGGCAGATCCTAAGCTAAGTGATCCCGGTACCTGGATCTACAGCGCTGGCGGTGACGTGTGGTATTTCGAGGATTCAACTTCGGCAAGGAACGGAGTAGACCGCTCGGCCAGGTCGTTCCAGAACCTGATAAAGGAATTCGGGCCGCTGGAAGTTACCGCAGGTGAGTACACCGGCCTCATTTTCAACAAGAACGGAAGCGTAAGCATGGCGGTTGAAGATGGCTCTTAACGACAGCCGGGACAAGCTCAGCGTCGCCCGCGACTACCTCCTGGAGTACCCGGCTAACAGCCAGGAGTTCGAGGCCGCGCTTGAGCACCTGAACTGGCTTAAAGACGCACACCCGGATCTCAGGCCAGCAATAGCTTCCGTAGTCAAGGAAGTCATCCAGCGGCGGCTTGACGAACAGCACACTATGACAAAGATAGGGCAGGCGTTCAAGTGAGCCTCGAAGGACACGACACATGGAAGCACAAGACTGATATGAATGAAATTCTCTCGCGCAAGCGCCCTGTCGGATCTCCCAAGAAGAAGACCCTGGAGTACGACACTCTTCAGTTCGAATACGACTACCAGACCGATATGTTCAGGGTTACGCGCCTGGATAGTAAAGAGACTTTCTTCTTCTCCAAGCCGGAGATTGAGGAGCTTCGCCTAGCCTTGTCATCTCTCGTTACAGACCCGAGCCAGATCAATTACCGTGGAACGGTGCCTCGTGACTAAAACCAAGACGGTAACTAAGTTCGGCAATCTCTACCTCGGTAACAAGATGGTCGGCAAGCCGTACTTCAACGCGCCGTGGTTCGACGCCACAGCTGACAGGCTCCGCGCTATTCCTGGCGTCGGTGACGTGTTCAACCCGGCTGAGGAAGACCGCAGGACAGGCTTCGAGCCCATGAGCTGCCCGCTGGGGACCGCAGATGAAGCCCGCAGGGCAGGGTTCGACCGAAGGCGCGCTCTCGGCGCTGACTGGCTCTGGATCGCCTGCTACAGCAACGGCCTGATCGTCGGCCCGGACTGGGAAACCTCCACCGGCACCATCTCTGAAGTCGCTGCGCACCAGGCCCTCAATCTTCCTGTCTGGGAGGCGTACGTATTCTTCCGGAGGATCGAAGTCGGAAAGGCCGACTGGCTCGTAGATCCTGCATGGCAGATAGCACAGCTTAAGGATCTCCTGTGAAGCGCGAAATATGGCTGGCTTACTGGCGCGATGTCGCTAAGTGCCAGCTAGAAGAATTCCTTATGTGGTTTGACGAGCACGTTAAGCGTCGCTGCGGAGTATGCAGGCGCAAGAACGGTTCCGGGCACAAGATGGACTGTTACAGGGAATACACGCGTTAACCTATCCTGTTAGAGTGAACTCTAACGACCCCAATAAGCCTTTGTTTGACGCTATGTACGAAGTAGGGATTAAGCTCGGCAATGCCGTCAGCCGCTGCGAGTACATAGCTGCCTGCGAGCAGGTTCTCGGGTACGAAGAGTCCTGGAGAACTTACGCTGACCTGGCTATCGAAATTAAAGTTGCCCGTACCTGGATCAGCGATGAAATGCGCGCGATGCTGATTAAGCCCAGTTAGTAATAGAATAGCGGCATGGCACATGTTCACGATCCCGTACTCACCAGGCCGTCTGCGGTTGATATAGCAGAAAAAGCGCGCGATATTCACCCGCTGAAATTCACCGGCAGGATGCTGCTTACCCTGGTCCTGTTCTTCTTTACCTCGATCGGCTGGACAGTCGGAACAGCCTGGTTTGTCGTTGTGTTTTCTTTCCTTTTCGCCGGGCATCATCTGCGCTGGTGTTTTCTCGCCATGCGGTACGGCTATCACAAGGGCGCACGGCTGAAAGTTGTACCCCGCGACCAGGGGTAATACCCTGCGAGTTAAGGCGTGCCTGCGGCCCTAGGGAGCCAGGTGCACCGATCACCGTAGGGGAGCAGGACTGGAATCCTTGGCCCCGCGTGCCAGCCGGAGATTTTGCCGTGGGGCTTATCGAGAGTATTTCCGCGCATTCCCAGATGAAGGTAGAGAAGCGCGCGATCGGCGGTGTGCCGTGGCAGCCGTGGACAAACCCGTTCATGCGCTTCGATGTCGGCGGCCCTATTCACCCGACGCGCCAGATATTCGGCCTCGACAAGGCACTCGGCCTTCCGGCGCTCTATGCCGCAACCAAGATCCTGGCCGACAATACTGCGTCTCTTCCTATCAAGGTTTACACCACAGCCCGCGACGGTCGGCGTGTCCCTTATACCGGGCCTACCCTCTTCGACAATCCCTCTGTCATAGACACACCGTACGAGTGGATGTTCGCATGCATGTCCAGCCTCTTGCTTCAGGGGAATGTCTGGGGGCTTATCACCGGCCGTGACGGATTCGGGTTTCCTACGGGTATCGAATGGGTTCCCGCTGAACGCGTGCAGGTAGAGCAGGAAAATCCAGAAGTATTCAATCCGCTGGCCGCTAACGTGTACGTAGACGGCCGGAGAATGAAGTGGTACGGGGCTGACTCTGAACTTTTTCATCTGAGAGGGTACAACTACCCAGGGAGAATCGAAGGCATTTCCCCGATGATGAAGTTCGCGCATATCGTCCTGTCCGGCCATGAAATGCAGCGGTACAGCAATGACTGGTTTGCAGCGGGCGGATTCCCTCCGGGTACTTTCCAGAACTCTGAACTGGAAATCGACGCTGAGCAGGCCGCACAGATCCGGCGAATGGTAACCACGTCAATTCAGCGGCACGAACCTCTCGTATACGGCCGGGACTGGGACTACACCCCGATTACCGTTCCGCCGAACGAGGCCGTGTTCATCCAGGCAATGCAGCTTAATGCTGCGCAGGTTGCGGCTATCTACGACATGCCTGCGAACAGGGTAGGCGGTTCGAACGGAAGCTCTCTCACGTATTCCACGGTAGAGCAGAACGACATTCAGGTAATCGGGGCTATGCGCCCGTGGAACCAGCGCCTGATCAGCGGGTTCGGCCGTATTCTTCCTGCTCGCCGTAACATCGACTTCGATACCAACTTCCTGCTGAAGACCGACCTTAAGACTCAGGCGGAAATCGACCAGATCGACCGTAACATCGGAACCAGGACAGTAGATGAAATCCGTGAATCACACGGTTACGCTCCCTACCCCAATGGAGCCGGTCAGGAATCACTGCCGCTTCAGCTCATAGTTTCCATGGGCCAGCGTGCCGGGGCGCTTCCGAAGTCGCTGATGCCTCAGATAGACCTGCTTATCGACATAGCCGGTGCCAAACTGGAAAAGCTCCAGAAGCAGGGAGCTACCAAGACTCCTGCGGGCAGCGAATTCGCTCCTGATCCGAAAACTGGAAAACCCGCCGGTCCTGCTAACGATCCCGGCCAGTTCTATGCGAACATGATGAATGCCTACTCGCGTATGGCAGAAGAATCCAGTTTGACTGAGCTGGCAGCGTTCCTTCGTGACCCGCAGATACAGCGGTCTGTCATTAACCAGATAGAGCTAGAGGCTGCTGCTCCTCTCATGAAGAACGCGGCTCTCAATGACATTATCGAGAATTACAAGGAGCTTCCTCCCGGCGGGATTAATGGCTGACACTAGCACATAGGCAAATACCGTCCTAACCTGGAGATTGATATCTATGGGTACGGAGGGTTAATGTCGAGTGTTCACACTGCCGGTGAGTTCTACTCGGTATTTCCCGAGCGCAGAATAAACCCGTTCAAGCCTGAAGTCCGTATGGCTGGAGATGGCGGCCCTGGTCACATTGTCGGCTACGGTGCGGTATTCAATAAGCTGTCCCGTAAGCTTGGCGGCTTTGTTGAAAAGGTAGCACCGCGTGCATTCAACCGCTCAGGTGCCGAGGGATGGCCGGATGTAGTCTGCCGCTACAATCACAATGACGACTTCCTCCTCGGAACTACACGGGCCGGTACGTGTCAGATCATGGTGGACTCTGACGGGCTCCAGTACGATGTAGTGCCTCCGCAGGCTCAGGCGGGCATCCTGGAACTCTGCCAGCGTGGAGACGTAGCTCATTCTTCCTTCGCATTCCGTGTTCCCGAAGAGGGCGACGAGTGGGGCCTTACCGACTACAGCTACCCGCTCCGCACGCTAGTATCCGTAGAACTCGTAGACGTGGCACCTGTTGTAACCCCGGCCTACCCGGACGCTACTGCCGCTGCCAGGGCAATGGACGGCGCAGTCGAGTCTCTGGCTCACAGGTTCAGCGCTGACCCGACTGAGATCCGCAGTCTCCTTTCTGAAAACCAGGGCGTTAAGCTGTTCAAGCGCTCTGACCGTCCGTCCGTACCCGCACAGCCTGCACCTGAAGAGGAGATTGAAGTGGCTAAAGAAGACAGGGCTAAGCTCACGTCCAAGGAGCGCAGTGACCTTCCCATAAGTGCCTTCGCTTACGTAGATCCTGATGGTGTCGGGCACTACCCGATTCACGACGCTGCTCATGTCAGGGCTGCTCTAG